AGCCGGACCATGTGTGATAGAATCAACAGACGTGTGTTTAGAAGTAGCAAAATATTGTAAATCTATTTGTGATGAGCATGGTTTTACATATGTCTTCAAAGCTTCCTTCGATAAAGCAAACAGGACCTCAATAACCTCGTTTAGGGGGCCGGGCTTAGAACGATCAATAGACACATTCGTTGAAATAAGAAAGCATGTCGACTTTATAACCACCGATATACACGAACCTCATCAAGCAAAAGAGACAGCCCCATATGTTGATATACTACAGATACCCGCTTTTCTTTGCAGACAAACAGATTTGTTAGTTGCAGCAGGAGAAACAGATAAAATTGTTAACATTAAAAAAGCTCAGTTCTTATCTGTTGATAAAATGGAACATGCAGTTAAAAAAGTCTACAATACTGGTAATAAGAAAGTGATGTTGACAGAGCGAGGCTCTATGATGGGTATGGACGATTTAGTGGTAGATTTCAGAAATATACATAAGCTAAAACAATTTGGATGCCCAGTTGTTATGGATGTTACTCACGCATGTCAAACATACAAGCAAGCGAATGGTATAACTGGTGGAAATAGACTTTATGGCCCGCTCTTTGCTCAGTGTGCTAAAATATTTGGCGCTGACGGTACCTTCGCAGAAGTTCACCCAAATCCAGAAGCAGCATTAAGTGATTCTGCAAATACTATGAACTTTAGTATGTTTGAGAACATGGTAAAATCACTAGCCACATAATCCAAGAAGAGAGATAGCATGATACAAATTCATAATGTGGGGTCACCCTACCAACTAGCCGAAAAGATATTAGGTTTTTTTCAATCTTTGGAGATGAAAAATGGTTTCTTTCTAGAAGCCGGCTCAAGCAATGGCATATGGCAAAGTAATTCATATTATTTAGAGAAGATTTTGGGCTGGACTGGGGCCCTTGTTGAGCCAAATAGGCAGATGTACGAGCATTGCACTGAAAATCGTAAAAATCCGAAGAATCATTTTTACAATTGCGCTTTGGTGTCCAGTAGCTATGCGCTCGATTTCATAGAGGGATACTTTAATGAACAAGATTTTGAAAACATCATGATGGCTCAAATAGATGGCGTTAAACAATGCGCCGAAAGAAGCAAAAGATGGGACGGTAAACAGCCCGTGTCAGTTGCAGCTAAAACTCTTGGAAGTATCATGACCGCGGTTGGAAATAAAATTGATTTTTTAAGTTTAGATGTTGAAGGGTATGAGCTTGAAGTATTAGATGGCTCCGATATACATATACATCGACCAAAGTATGTTTGTATAGAAGCATGGCCAGATGAAATAGTCGTAGGCCACGAGGAAAAAATCAAAGAATACTTCCTGCAAAGAGGATACAGGGTCAATCAATATCTCAGTGAAAGAGATATACTATTTGAAGACTACGAAAAGGAAAAACAATGATTTACTATATCGACATAGATGAAACAATTTGCGATTATGAGGGCCCTAGAGAATATCCATTAGCGACCCCAATTAAGAAGAATATTGAAAAAATCAACAAACTGTATGATGAGGGGCACACAATCATTTATTGGACCGCTCGTGGTACTGTTACGGGTCTTGATTGGTATGACTTGACTGGCAGACAGCTAAAGGCCTGGGGCGCCAAACACCATTCATACAAGGTTGGCAAGCCCGCCTATGATGTTTTTATATGCGACAAGGCCATCAATACGGAAGTTTTCTTTAAAGACGAATGACCAATAAGCTATTAGTAACCGGAGGATCGGGGATGGTAGGAGCCGCCCTTAGATCGATCAGACCCCAGGCACAATATTTAACCAGGAAAGACTTTCATAGCAACTCCTATAATGCCCATGAAGGAAACATAATTCATCTTGCTGCGAAAGTTGGCGGCGTAAAAGCAAATACTGACGAGATCGCTGAGTTTTACACAACAAATTCTATTATCAACCAAAAACTCCTCCATCAGGCATATCTTTCGCACGCAAACAAAGTTATATCTCTATTATCTACTTGTGTATATCCCGACGCACCTTATGTCACATACCCTCTTACCGAAGACCAACTCCATCTTGGCCCCCCTCACGATTCCAATTTTGGGTACGCCTATGCTAAGAGAATGGTAGATGTAATGTCGCGAGCCTATCGACAACAGTACGGGTGCAATTTTATAACGGCGATCCCAAATAATTTGTATGGCGAACACGACAATTTTGATTTAGAAAATAGTCACGTGATTCCGGCTCTAATGCGTAAAATTTGGGAAGCCAAACTAGAATGCGCACCGTTTGTGGAATGTTGGGGAGACGGAAGCGCCATACGGGAATTTACCTATTCGGAGGATATTGCAAGAATTCTGCTGTTCCTATTAGAGACATATGATGGTGCTGAGCCGATCAATATTGGAAACACTGAAGAACATTCGATTAAAGAGGTGGCTGAAATACTGTGCGAACTGCTGGAGTATGAAGGCGAACTGATGTGGAATACACATATGCCAGGCGGCCAGCATAAAAAACCGAGCTCTAATGACAAACTTTTGAAACTGGGGTGGAGTGCCACAAACTATACTTCTTTAAAAGAAGGCTTAAGGAAAGTGTGTAAATGGTTTAAAATTAATTATCCAAATGTTAGAGGAATAAAATGAAAACAGCTTTGATTACTGGGATAACCGGACAAGATGGTTCTTACTTGGCTGAATTTTTATTGGCTAAGGGCTATAAAGTTATTGGTATTAAAAGGAGAACTTCTCTAATCAACACCAGCCGTGTTGATGAGTTTTACAATCATGTTAATTTTAAATTAGAATATGGGAACCTTCATGATACTGGGCGCTTTTGGCAACTTTTGCACCACTATAGACCAGATGAAATTTATAATTTGGGCGCCCAGTCCCATGTCCGTGTGTCTTTTGATGTACCGGAGGAAACTGTAGACTCTATTGCAATGGGTACCCTGCGCCTAATGAACGCCTATAAACAGATGTGCCCTGAGGCCCGGTTCTATCAGGCGTCTTCGTCTGAAATGTACGGGGACAATCCTGTGGTACCATTTACCGAAGAATCCTTAATGACTCCGGCATCACCGTATGCTTGTGCCAAGTTATTTGCACACAATTTAATGAGAAATTATAGAGAGGCCTATAATTTGCATGCTTCTAGTGGTATCCTATTCAATCATGAATCGCCTCGGCGAGGAGAAACCTTTGTGACGCGAAAAATTACTATGGCTGCAGCTCGCATTCGGCTTGGTTTGCAAGATAAGCTATATCTTGGGAATTTAGATGCCCGAAGAGATTGGGGCTTCGCCGGCGACTATGTGGAAGCAATGTGGCTTATGCTCCAACAAGAGAGGCCTGATGATTATGTGATTGCTACAGGTCAGTCTCATACGGTTCGAGAGTTTCTGGATTGTGTCTTTCGTTATGCTGACCTTGGTAGTTATGAAGATTTTGTACATATTGATGCTCGATACCTGAGACCCCACGAGGTTCCGTTCTTGCTCGGCGACGCGTCTAAAGCAAAAGAAAAATTGAATTGGACGCCCCGAGTGTCTTTTGAAGAGCTTGCTCACATGATGTATGATGCAGACTTAGTGGAGGCCAAAAAAGATGTCTAAATGCTTGGTTACGGGCCACCTAGGCTATATTGGGTCCAAAGTGTATGCTCGCCTCCAAGAACTGGGGCACGAAGTATTGGGGATAGACTACAAGGATGATCCAAGACAAGATGTTTCTCTTCTTTTAAAGGAAGATACAGACGGGTTGTTTCACCCTCTTTATTTGGGCTTTGCGCCGGAGTATATTTTTCATTTGGCATGCATCCCCCGCGTAGAGTATTCAGTCGAAAAGCCGGTCGCGACGATGGTGAATAATGTAATACAGACTTCACATTTGTTAAACTTTGCGAGAAAAGTTGGAGCAAAAAGAGTTATATACTCTGGATCTTCTTCTGTGATAGGGAATGGCGCGGGCCCCGAAAGCCCCTACGGACTTCAAAAGCTTATCTCGGAGATGGAATGTGAACTTTACGCAAAACTTTACGGAGTCGATACCGTGACGCTGAGATACTTTAATGTTTATTCTCCGTGTCAAAAGGCCGACGGCCCTTATACAACCGCGGTGGCAAACTGGATGCATTCTATTAGAGAAGGGGTTGATCCATTTATCACGGGCACCGGCGAGCAACGCCGAGACATGGCCCACCTTGAAGATGTTGTGGCAGCAAATATTTTTGCTATGGAGTATGAAACAAATTTCGAGGGCGAACACTATGATATTGGAACCGGTACCAATATTTCACTGAATCAGATTAAAGAAATCGTAGAAAAGCATCACCCAGGTGTTAAGTTTGAATACCGCAGCGAACGCACAGGCGATGTTCTAACAACCAAAGCAGATATATCCCCACTAAAAATTCTTGGCTGGGAGCCGGCCATAGGAATTCAGGCGGGGATAGAAGAATGTTTTATATTTTAAAGGAGAGAAAATGAAACTATCAAATCAAGCAGTCGGTGCGCTAATGATGGCGCTCCAAAAATCACTAATGGAACAGAGTGACATTGTTCCGGTTCTTAATGAGATGAATTTCCAGGTTGACCCAGAGGATTCATCTCATTCTAGTCTAGTGGTTACCAATCCACCCGTTGTGTCTTTCGAGGGTGTGGAATTTTCAGGAGAGGAGGAATAGAATGTTTATTAAAGAGAGAAAATTTGCAAAAGGTAAGCCCTTAACTGAGGGAATGATAAGAGAATTAATTGATGAAGGCGTCCGAAAAGCAGTAGGCGAACAAGCAAGGGAGCTAGAAACTCATCTTGCTGACCTACATCGTCGTTTAGTCTTTGTTGAAAAGACCACGCGCAGGTAAGCCCTGAGGTGCCCCGGTATGAATACATGTGCTTAGAGTGTAAAAGCACGCTTACTATTGCGCATGCATCAGACGATAAAATAGCAGAGTGTCCGAAATGTCACTCACCCAACAGCTTAAAGAGAGCGCTATCGAGAGTCGCATCACACACCAGAAAAAATTCTAAAGTTTCTGTTGGGGATGTAACTGAGGATTTTATTCATGACTCAAGAGAAGAACTCAAGCAACAAAAAAAAGAACTATTAAAAAAAACATAACAGAATGATTTATATATTATTAACAATTTCGATATTCTTAAATATCTTTTTAGCATGGTACGTAGTAAAAATATTAAGGAAATTTGTATTTATATCTGAAAATCTATCTGACCTGTTTCTCGTGACAAAAGCATTTCAGGTGTTTGTAAAAAATCTATATAGCATGGACAGCTATCATGGAGAGCCCATGATACAAGAAATGGTTATGAGGATTACTGAAGTTGGCCTTGAAATAGAAAATTTTAGAAGCATCTTTGAGTCTACGTTAGATGCCGAAATGGAGGAAGAATTAAATGCCGCGGAGAAAGAGATCGAAAACCCGGAAGAAAAACCATTATTTTACGAAAGTCCATGAAGATGCAATAGTAAAGTACGCTAACACAGACGATATCCAACTTCGAGGCGCCTTATATGTTGAATACATTCAGCCGGCCTTTGACCAAATGGTTGATAAAATTATATATACTTATCGTTTTACGACACTACCAAATATTGATTATTTAAAAGCTGATTGTAAAGTTTGGCTTACAACCATACTAAACAAATATGATCCAAACAAGGGATCAAAAGCTTTCTCATATTTTTCTGTTGTAACCAAAAATTGGTTTATCCATAAAGTTAAACAAACGCAAAAACGCAATAGAACCGAAGTCTTCATGGAAGACATAATTAATGAGTTAGAAGAAAATCTCATTTCCCCCGAACCAACCTATCTTCAAAGAAGACAAGAATTTGAATTTTGGAGATCTTTAGGAAACGAGATGGATACGTGGGATTCTTTTATGCTTAAAGAAAATGAGAAAAAAGTTTTAATGGCAGTACGAATTCTGCTCGACTCTGCCGATACCATAGAAATTTTTAATAAAAAAGCTATTTACTTATACCTGAGGGAGATCACAGGTCTGAATACCAAACAAGTAGTTAATAATTTAAACAAATTACGAAAAAGATATAGGACCTTTAAAAACAAATGGCAAAGCGGCGAGATCTAAAATTAGAAGAATATGTAGAGGAAACTACAAAGAACATTAGAGAAGACCGGGCCATGGCCAAGAGTCTGCTAATGGATGTTATGGCTGATATGAAGGCCTCCTCCGCCGAACGCAGAGAGATGGGCCCCATCGCCGCCAAGTTTGTAGAAAATCTTCAGAGGTCAAACGAGCAGATGGTGAAGTTGGCATCTATTCTGCAAAGACAAAAGACTTCAAATGTAGGCTTATCATCTGACGACAAAGAGCAGCTGTTTGATCTTTTAAACGAAGGGTCTTCAGATGGGTAGGAAGAAGAAGGAAGAAAAGAAGCCATTAGGGATGGAAGCCGTTGCCTCCGACTACGGAGCCCTTAATGATTTACAAGTTTCACAAAATTCGCCCACTGCTGACCGTCGCACACTCACAACGACAAATGCAATTGCTACCGTAGTCGGAAACTACTATACTCCGGATGTTCTAAAAGATAAAGATGAATTCTTGGGGGTAGTTTTAGCAAGTTTGCCGTCGCAGGTTGCTCGGTTAAGTTCAAAAACTCAACAGATAGAAGCGAAGTCTGTTGAACTCAAGACCGGCCGCCGCGGCAACCCGCTATACTATACATATAAAGTGTATATACCGGAGTTAGAATCTAGATGTTTAGACTTTAATGGAAAAACTACCAGCAGAGCACGCGGCGAACTAGGTCCTTTGTCGATGGCCCAGCGCATTGCAACTATGCAGGACTTTTCATTAGATGTCTCTTTGTATAATGCTTCCGAAGGCCTCAGGGCCATCCAGCCTGGCACCCTTGTTAAAATTGTGTTTGAAGATTTAGCCACCATGCGCGGCCCAAAGATAGTTGAGATCTTCAAAAAAGTCTTTCAATTTCAAGCTACTGGAACTACGGAAAGTAATGTGAACCGCTTTAACTCACAGCCTCCATCGATGCCCGGAAAGACCGACGGCGAAGGAAAGAATGAGTTTTTTTGGTCTGCCGGCAAGAGAGCCTATACTACAACATATGTGGCCTCGAACGGGAAAGATCATATCGAGGTGACCAATGGTTATCTTGAGGATGTAACCGACTCCGATGGAAAGAGCATAATAGCAGCGGTTGAAGGTACCCCCAAATTGAAGCTGATTGTACAGGCTCACCAAGACTGGAAAAATCTTAAAGCGGCGTACTCTAAAAGGTTTCCCGATGCAAAGGAACTCGGAGTATCCGGTGGCTATAGGAACTATTCTGGTCAGGTCACACAACGACTCAAACGAATAAAATGCGGCCCTAGTAGCAGAACAGAGACAGCTCCAGTCGATCCTAAAACAAAAACAGCCCTTGCAGATCTCAAGACCCAGCGCGTAACGGCGGGAACCCGTATCCCTATAGGCGGAGTATGCCAAGAGGGTGGACCAGCCGGTATCCCCGGCACGAGCAGACATGGCTGGGGAATATCGATCGACCTCGACCGGTCCAGCTACTACAGACCCAGCGGCACCCCCGGCACCAGGTCGCGACAAAATATTGCTTTTCGATGGCTTAATAAATATGCTATAAAGTATAATTGGATATTTGATGTGGGCTACCCGGAGACATGGCACCTATCATGGACTAAGGCTGCTGAGGCATTCAGTGGCAAAAACTCCCCCAGCAATCTTACGGCAGCCAATCGAAAGTATAAATTGGCCAACGACGGAATCACAGAAGACACCACACATGCATATTATATCGCTGAGCACGCACCAGAACCTGAGGTAGCAGAAGCACCACCAGATGAAACTCCCGACGAGCCAGCCGCGACCTAAAATGATTGGTATTAAGAGGTAAAGACATTGAAAACAAAACATAAATTAGCAGATCCCGAAACAACAAATTCCGAAGCTGGCATTAATACGGCCGCCCTCCCTGAAGAAGAGCAGACTCTTTTAGAAGGCGCCACTGTGGACGAAGAAGCTTCTATTTTGGGCCAAGGCGGACAAGACACATCAGATTGGGACGCCCCGGCTTTAATATTATCCCCTAGCGACAAGCTTATACGAAAAGGCAATGCGGGAATCAGAATCGGCAAAGACCGAGACGGCGCCCGTACTTCTGGAGAAGGAGGCGCCGGCACCTCAAGATGTGCAGCAATTGATATCGTCGCTGGTCACCTGGGTTGGTTAGCCAAAAAAAGAAACAAAAGAGGGAAGACACTGTTCGTAGATCCAGATTTCAGAGTAGATGCTGCAAGGATCTACATAAGCCAGAAATCAGATGTCGATGGATATTTTGACCTGGCGCCCGGAAAAGTAGGAAGCACAAGCATCGCGGATCTCCGTTCTACGGTCGCCATAAAGGCGGATACAGTTCGCATCATTGGTCGCGAGAATATTAAGTTAGTTACACGCACTGACCAGCATAATTCTCAAGGAGGCGCGACCGATAATAGATATACAAAAAAATATGGCATCGACTTGATTGCTATGAATGATGACAAGGACATGCAACCACTTGTTAAGGGAGATAATTTGAGAGAGTGTTTGGTGGGTATAGTGGGTATAATTCAGACTATAAACAATACTTTGGGAAACTTTTTTGAGTATGACGCCCAGTTCAAGGCGGCCGTTCGAAAGCATAATCATATTTCTCCTTTTTTTGGCTACGAAGGCGCGCCAGACTTTAAAGAAGTAATGGCCAAAGGGATAGAAACATCGATAAAAACCTGTTTGAATGTTAATGTGCCCCAAATGCTCGATCAACCAATGGAACTAGCAAGCATTGAGAGCGCGTTCCTCGCAGGCGAAGGAGGGATTGTAGGGGAGAAATATATTTTAAGCCGCTACAACTCTACCAACTAGGAATACTATGTCACTAAGCCCACCAGGATTTGAAGCCCTAACCTTTCAAAATAAACTAAAGTCAGGCAACCCTAAAATACCCTTTGCCGATCCTCCATATGGAATGTCCGCGGAAGGACAACAGACTTCTTATGCGGTCTTCTTTAAAACCAATCAGATAAAATCAGAGGCTGAAGCTGCTGCGAGCACCGAGTTCAAAACGCGAGCATCGCGCAAGTTTGTAATGCACTACTTCCCCGAGTATTATCCTTTTATGGTCGACCGCAACAAAGTCACAGATGAAGACTGGGCAGAAGTAGAATCATACAAGCAAGATTATTTGGATTTGCTAAGTGATATTGAAGCCTCGATCGAGGTAAAATCGCTACATAAAAAACCAAACCCGGTAAAAAACAAAGTGGTATATACTACTGATGTGGATTTATATGGAAAAAGAAACGAAAAAGATGGGCTTGATGAAAATGGCAAACCCCTCCTCCCCGACCCAGAAATCTTTCTGAGCGTTTTAAATAACGAACTTGGAAGAGGTGCCACAGATTCAACGGTGTCAGTAAAGTTCCAAAACATTCCAACACAAATGGATCAGCTGACGAATACTCTTTCTAATTTTGGGACCCTAATGAACCAGATGCAACAGCGAGAAGGCGATTCTAATATGAACTCCCTAAGCGCCGGAGCTAACAAAATCATCAGGAAGATTACCGATTCTGTTCACGACTCTATCGATTTCCGCTCCCAACGACAGGGATTCCACGACACAGATTATTTTACAGTCTCTTTTGATGACGAAACAAGAATTGTGGGCATAGAGTATTTTGTTGTTGCGGCGACTGCCGGAGAGAAACTTCAATCTACGGTTGGGTATATAACCAACGTTAAGTACAATCCTCTTTTCAACGATAAAGTACCACTACAGCTGTTGAAAAATTATCGATATATTTTAGATCAGGCTAACCAGGACCCAACCAACTTAAATCAATTGGATCACCTAGCCTTCATAGAGAGACTGGGAATCCCCGGGGACTCGTCAGGGTGGGGAGAACCGATGCCATGGGGTCAGGAGCCCATAGAAGAAAATGATTATGGGAACCTGCAGAAAGCGCTGGATGAAGCGAATTGCGAAAACCCTAAAGACCCAGAAAAAATATTAAAAATACAAGCAATGCTAGATGATCCAATATTTAAAGCAAAAATGCTGCAGGCCCAAAAGGCCAAAAAGATCAATACGGCCGTTCAAGTTTTGGACGTAATAGGCGATATTGCTGAAATGGATGTGTCTAATTTTATGAATGCCACGCCGGAAGGAAGAAAAGCAAATCAGGTATTAGAAGCCTTTGGTATTACAGATCTAGCAAAGGAGGCCATAATGTGTCTTACTCGGGGGATGATGGGCGAAGACTCCCCGATTGCCAGTATTACAGATACTGTTAAGGACGCGATTCTCAACAGTACGGTGTCCTTGAACGGACCCCCGACGCCCCCGTCACTTCAGCCTTCTTTTAAGCGCCCCTCATTCGCGGATTTCCTCCCGGATGTTTATTTTTCTATAACCGGGGATCCCCCTCTTTCCGAGCGCATTAAAGAAATGCTTCTGAGCACGATTACACAAGCCGGCTTTGAAATTATTAAAGGCATCGCCGAGATCTTTAAATATAACTGCGGCGACATCTTAAACGGAAACCCTGGCGAAGTTGATTGTGGTGGTGAGCTGGAAAGACGCAACCGAATCGCCGCGATTAATATTCCGGATCTTGAAGATACAATTGCTCAAGCTGCAGGATCTTATGGACTAACACCCCCGCGCGCATACGCCTATATGACAGATGTGTCAGAAATTCTGAATCCGATTGAAATATGTCAGTTGCTCAACTCACCCAGACAACTTACAAACGATACCATTGACAATATATTGGACTTTAATTCTGAATACTACTCAGTAGAGGTGCAGACAAACTTAAACAGTGGAACCCGGGTCGTGAGCTTCTTTCGATCAATGAGTTCAAACATTGATACTGTAAGTTTTTGCAACGAGGTAATAGAAGACACTATATTGGCAAATGTTGAAAGTTGTAAGGTTTGCTTCGATGGGTTCCAGGCCTATCCGGCCATAGAAACCTTGGCGCAGATCGCTGAACACGGCTTTGAACCAGTAATTCCTCCCCCCGATTTTTTGTGTCAGGACTCAGAATCATACCTTTCCAATCCTATTGCAGAGGTTATAATACCAAGATTGTTCAATGATGTGATGGAAAATACCCAGATATACCTCGCAGGATCACTGGAAAGCGCCCGCACGTCGCTGCTTGAACCTATCGTAACCGCGACAGTTAACCCACAGGTCTGCGGCGCCCTTGACTCCGTTGGCCTTTGCCCCGGCGCTGACCCACCGACGATAGATACAAAAGCCCTTGAGTTTATTTCCGGACTTTTTGATTTTATAGCGGACCTGGCCAATCAAATACCGCCTGCCCCCGGCTGCGCGGATATTGACGATGAAAAGTTCCAAGAGGTTTTTGATGTCATTGAAGTTGTAGCCGATGCTATCTCAACCCTCTTGGCTGAAATGCCAGATCTTATCAGTGGTGTCCAGGACAAAATCAACTCTACCAAAGCAAATCTCGACTCCGGATCCGCCGGCGGGATCCCTCACACTGAATATCAATTCCCTCAGCAGTTTTCCGACGATTTCGTTTCTGCCATTGCCGGCCCTATGATATCGATAGATGGGAACAACTTCGTTGGCCAGACCATCGGCCCTTCCTCTGGCTCCACCGGTCCCGCCCGGGCGAAGAGAAGCATCCTTACTTCAGGTGTTGACCTGCCCGGTGGAGCCTTCGGCTATTCTAAAACAAGCATCAATCTGATGTTTGGCGGCAACAACTCAGCCAAAATTGTCTATTCGGCGTATGATGAACCTCACACTTTTAAAGGGGTGACAGTGCAATATTCTATTCCAAAAGTCCATATTCCGAATTCTGAAACTGATGATATGGCAGCTCCTTTATACCGAGGGCATCTTGGAACAGAATGGCAGCAGACTAGTTTAAATCCTTATATTTATAGGTTTGTGGGCCCTCTTCTCCCGCAGTTCGACCCGGCAGCGGCCCCAGATATCGACGGCGAAGAAGCTAATGAACTAATTGGCCGTCATCATGTATGGGCCTATAGTGATGTAATGAGATCCACTTTCGAATACATTATCGATAATGGAGCATTTAGTCAAGATATTATTAATAATCTTAAGTTGTTCAAAAATAACAAGAACTGCACTCCTGAAAATATTGGAGATCTTTTTGATGCTGACGGTATCATAGACCAAATGAGAAAAGAATTTGCCGCTGCAGCATGCCACGATAGTGGCTCCAATCAAGATAAGGTCCGCGGCACCCTCTACTTTGGGCTGATTAATATGTTGATACAGGCAATTATTGATGAATTCCTTGTAAGCAATATAATAATTTTTAGTGCTCTAAACATGGAGGACATATTAGATCCCAGATACCCCTTCCGAGAAGTAATGATCAGCTATGTGGTTTCTTCTTTTAATAGAATTATATTAGACGGGAACTCCATTGTAGAACGAGAGATATATAATTACTTCGCACGCGTCGCTGGGCGCCCAAGTGTTGAGTTTGCGGGTGGTTTTACACACTCTTACGCGCCTACGGAAGTGGTACTGGGGTTTGAGGGATCATCGTTTCCTTTGAACAACGAAGATTTAGTAAGGTTTATGGTGGAAGAAAGACTTGGCTATTCGTGGCATGACCAGGGGACTGAGACTCATCGATCAACCTTGCAGGCAATTAAAAATGTTATAGATCCTGCCGGCAATAAAAAATTGTTTGATGATTTCTTTGTGGGGGATGTGGTACAAGTTTTAGACTCTCAAGCAGCTATTGACAGTTTTTGGGCCCTCCGGACCACCGGGCGAGCCGACCCAGACTCATCTGAGAAAGCTATCGTATTTTATGGCCACGAGACGGACTACACGTCTTTGATGTATGCCGTCTCCCAGGCGGAGGCATATGAAATATTTAGAGTCGACCACGCGGCCAACCTTTCTCGCAATGGCCGAATTGGTGCTATTAAGCAATCCGTCGACTATAATTTATTCTTTAATCAGGCTATCAACAAGAATGCTTGTTTATCAGTGGCTGTATTATACAACTTTTATTTGGTTGGAAGGCATTTGTCCGATGTGGCATCTTCGTTTGATTCAACCAAGCGCGCAATAATTCATATGTTTAATATGACGGAGCGCTCAGAATCACAGCCAGCACTAGAACCACGAAGTGATGAATTTGTAAACTCATTGGCCAAGGACGGCGGCCTGGATATGGAGGGGATGGCCAGGGATATTATCCTTAAGTTCCTTCGAGAAACGCCCATACAAATTCTTAAGGGCCTTGCGGAGCTCATTGATCCACATGTTGCGCTGTCGAAGATGATAAAGAACTTCACTGGTGCTGCCTTTAATGAACTCTTCAAAGGATTTCAAGCCGGCTTGGACTCCGGCGCTCTGCCAGGATCTGCAGAGCTCAAAGATAAAGGGATTACAGCTGAAGATATATTTGCGGTTATCTTCTGTTTATATAATATAGTTCAGAGCGCGGCCGGCCCGATCCAGCAACTCGCCGACAGCCCAGCGAACCAGGTCGGGGCGGATATCCTTGACAATGTTTTACTTGGGCCTAGGCTAACTTTAGATGGTGTTGATTTTAAAGGAAGTATTGCTGGAATGTTTATGCTCCCCCCCTCGCCGCTTGGCGTTATATATCTTCTTCTTGAGATGTTAATGCTCTCGATCCCTGACGGCCTAACAGAAGGAGACGATGCGGTGACAGACGCCACGGAGCCAGAGACGGTGGAATGTCCGGAGGGCACCACACCCATCGAATTGGTATAGATAATCTTTAAGAGCTAAAAAACAATAGATAATTCTAATTATTGGGAGGTGATCTAAAAATGTCTTCAGGAATTGCAGCTAAACTTCCCCTTACAATAAGCAACACGTTTGGGGCCTATAATTTAATAACAGATTTTAAGACCTTAGCAACACAAAATTTAAAAATGCTCGTTTTAACAGCTCCTGGCGAAAAAATGATGGATATAAAATTTGGAGTTGGTTTGCGTCAATATTTATTTGAGCAAAATGATGCCACGGTATATTCTCGAATAGATGAAAAAATTAGGCAACAGGTAGCAACTTACTTGCCTTATATACAAATTAAGAGTATAGAATTTGATGTACCCGAAGATATGCCTGATTTTTATCCTCACACCATAAATGTAATATTGAGGTTTAGGATAGTGCCACTTCAGACAAATGCTGTTTTAAACCTTGAGGTTGATTCAAACACAAACTAATTAAAACAGGACCCCGCGCATGAAAAACTTACCAATCAAATATACCAGTCGAGACTTTGAATCAATCAGAAGAGATTTAGAGAATTTTGCAAAACGCTATTATCCCGATAGCTATAAAGATTTTAATCGAGCCTCGTTTGGGTCTTTGATGTTGGACACGGTTTCCTATGTCGGCGATATTCTATCATTTTATCTTGATTATCAAGTAAACGAAAGCTTTTTGGAAACAGCTGTAGAATACAACAATGTTTGGAAGCTAGCCCGCCAACTAGGCTATCGGGTTCAAACCAGCCCAGCGTCTTATGGGATGTTAACATTTTATGTTGAAATTCCTGCCACCACTACAGGCTTGGGCCCTGACCCAGAACTCAGCCCGGTTTTGCTCGCTGGTTCAACCTTTTCCTCCAACGGCGGCGGTTTTTATACACTATTAGAAGATGTCGACTTTTCTAAACAAAATAACCAGGTTGTGGTGGGTACTGCCGAACCATCTACGGGAACCCCTCTTACTTATGTAGTCCGCGCGCAAGGGAGAACCGTTTCAGGAAGAGGCACTACACAGCAATTCACAGTAGGTAACTTTGTGAGGTTCCGGCGCCTTAATTTGAATATCTCAAATATTAGCGATGTTATAAGCGTTGTTGATGGAGAAGGAAACAAATATTTTGAAGTTGACAATCTTTCACAGAACATAATCTACAAGTCAATCACAAACACCACAGATTCTAGAGCTACTGTCCCAAATATTTTAAAGGCAGTTCCTGTTGCTCGTCGATATGTGGTGGAAACAATCAATGGCCAGACCTTCTTACAGTTTGGATATGGTTCGGATTCAACAGAACTGTCGAACCCAGTCGTGGACCCTAAAAATGTTTTATTACAACTAAACGGCCGCGATTATATAACAGAAATCGATTTTGATCCCACAAAACTTATAAGTACAGATAAATTTGGTATAGGTCCGTCAAACACAACCTTAACTGTCTCATATAGATTTAATACCACACGGGATGTGAATGCAGCTGTTGATACAATAACCAAAGTTGAAAATCCACAACTTAAATTTGCAGCACAGGGGTCATTATCTCTTTCGGGCCGCCAAAATGTTCTCGCTTCTCTAGAAGTGACAAATGAAGAAGCTTTTGTCGGAAGCGTAAAACTTCCCTCCTCTGAAGAGATCAAACAGAGGGCATTTAGTTACTTTGCTACACAAAATCGTGCTGTGACAGCCACAGATTACCAGGCTCTGTGCTATGCGATGCCGGAAAGATTTGGCATGTTAAAAAGAGTGGCAGTCTCCAAAGACAGCGATGAATTTAAAAAGAACGTAAACATATATGTTATTTCTGAGGACCAAACACAGAAACTCACCACAGCAAACAGCTCTCTTAAATTAAATTTAAAGAGATGGCTATCACAATATAAAATGATAAGTGATACCGTGGACATCTTAGATGCTGAAATCATAAATTTTGGTATTGAGTACGAGGTTATGATAGACAATACCGTAAATCGATTTGATGTGGTAAGCCAGTGCAACGCCAGTCTTTCCGTGGCATTCGGTGAGCAGTTAGACATTGGAGAGCCAATCTCGGTTACTGATATTTATAAACAGCTTCAAAAAGTTCCCGGAGTTATTGATGTAACATCAGTTGAGGTGTCTTTGAAATCCGGCGGCCTTTATTCTGAATCAAATTATAGTTTTGAGTCAGCACTATCTTCTGATGGTCGTAGGATATTGGGAGAAAAAAATACTATTTTTGAATTAAAATATCCCAATATCGACATCAAGGGATCTGTTAAATAATGGCAATTTTAAGATATACAGCTAGTGCGGATACAACCATAACAGACGCTTTTGAAGCAGACCTGCGCCAACGAGGAAGTGGCTCAAACATGGGTTATGCCGACAGTTTAGAAGTGTTCTCTATCTACGGACAGAACTCATCCTCAGCCACCGGTCAATCTCAGGAACTTTCCCGAGCATTGATACAATTTCCGATTAGTACGATATCAGCAAATCGAACTGCTGGTACAATTCCTGCCGCTGGTAGTGTATCTTTTTATCTTCGTATGTTTAATGCCCGGACTCCATTTACGCTTCCGCAAGGATTCAATTTGGTTATTGCACCGGTCTCTCGTTCGTGGGTTGAGGGCACCGGTCTCGATATGGATGACTATCAAGATCTGGGTGTTTCCAATTGGATTTCATCAAGTACGGGCACACCATGGTCGTCCGTGGGGGGAGACTATCGAACCGGCTCCAACTATAATGTCAGTTTCCCTCAGGGCTATGAAGACACAAACCTTGATATAACAAGTGTTGTTGAAAAGTGGATCTCCGGCACCGACCCGGCTTATGCCAACAATTATGGTTTCGGAATTCGACTCACAGCTAGCCAAGAAGGTTATTATTCTAGTTCAACAGGGCTCAACAACGGAAGCCTGATACATAATCCACAAGGAGCCACACAGTCTTATTATACTAAGAAGTTCTTTGCTCGTTCAACTGAGTTCTTCTTTAAGAGGCCTATGATCGAAGCGCGCTGGAACTCTAGAATTTTAGATGATCGAGAAAACTTTTATTACTCTAGTTCACTTGCCCCCGCTGCCGATAATCTCAATACCTTTTATTTATACAATTATGTGCGCGGCCGTCTTGTTAATATCCCCGCAGTTGGGACAAATAACCTAGAGGTTTCCTTTTATTCTAGTTCTGCGACTGGCGCTCCTGCGGGCTCACCTCTTAATCTGGCAGCCGGAGGCGGCGTTGCGGCAGCCCTAGACATAAACGCCACAGCTAGCTATGTCAGTACGGGCATCTATTCATGCACAGTGGCCCTTACTGCCGCAACCACAAGGCTTTTAGCCATTAATGATGTATGGCATAGCGGCGGCGTTCAATACTATACTGGATCATCTTATCCCGAGCTGATGCCAACATATGATAGTGCGCCGACATTTAATAGAGTTACTTCTTGTAAAAACCTCAGGAAGTCATATTCTAGAGCCGAGAGCGGCCGCTTTAGATTTTTTGTGAGAAGCAAAAACTGGAGCCCGAATGTTTATACGGTAGCGAAGGCGAACAACCCAACAGATATTATTGAAAGCGCTTCATATAACATTAGACGAGTAACGGACAACTATAATGCAATCCCCTATGGGACTGGGTCTGACTTGTGTACCTTAATGTCTTACGACAAAGAAGGTAATTATTTTGATCTGGACATGTCTCTTCTTGAAAATGGGTATATGTACGAAATAAAGGTCGCATATTATAACGATAGTATTGGTACCTGGCAGGAGCAACCACAGACGTTTAAGTTTAGAGTTGAAGAATAATTAGGTTATGAGTTTTAAAACTTTATTCAATAAGGCTACGCAAGTTAGCTCACTAGCCAATAAATCGGCTGCCGATATAGGAAATGAAGTTGAGTCGGTTGAATATCACCAACAGGACATTATTCACGAGAAGAGGTTTATACCAAACATAGATCTCTCAGATCCTGCAAAATTTGCTAGATATGGTTCGGCTGAAGAATACTACAAACAGTCGGTTGAGAGAGTTTATGAAGCTTATCCTTATGACGGCTCATTAAAAGAAAAATTAGAGTGGGAGAATGATTCCACTTATATAGATTTACATATTTTTAATAATTTGTATCCTCGGACAAACGGATACGTCATCATTTCTGCTGATGGTTGGGGCGACATCGACGGCGCGCAATGGAGCGGATATGGTCTCCCAGAGGATTTGGAGTTTATATTCTTTAAGGGAGGCCCTCATCCCAACCCCGACGGAATGGCACCCATCGCCGGACAATTTACTGGATCCAATTATTACAATGTTTCTAATAATAGAGAAAACAACCTTAAATATGATTTACAAAATAATGGCGTTACTGTTGAATTTTGGCTTAAGAAGGATTCGTTTGATACAACCAAAACTGAAAAAGAGATTATTTTTGATCTTTGGAACGGCGAACAAGAAGGCACTAGCGACTACGGGCGCCTGACAATTGAGCTTTCGGGAACTGTTACTGGTGCCGACCCCTTCTTGGTTACGGCGCAGTCAGGCTCATCTGCGGGGGTAATACGAGCTTCGGTTGCTTCTACTTCGTTTACTACATCCTCTATAGCGGACGGAAAATGGCATCACTACGCTGTATCGTTGCAATCTGCTTCGGCTGGCACCAAAAGTCGTTTTTATGTCGACGGAAATCTTAATAACACCATCACAACAGGCTCCTCCGGCCTTAATGAAGTGCTCGGCGGCCTCCGCGCCTATATCGGCGCCGCAATCACAACTCCGGCCGCCACTGCGGCCCCAGCGAAGTCTGGTAAATTATCAGGATCTTTAGACGAATTTAGATATTGGAAGACAAGACGATCGTCTAAGGATATTGGCAGATATTGGTTTGACCAAGTGGGCGGCGGCACAAACTCCGATCCAGAGCCGTTTACCGACACTCAAGAAACTGTAAATACCAATCTGGGTGTATACTTTAAGTTTAATGAGGGAATCACGGGAGTCACAGCAACCGACAGTACCGTGCTGGATTACTCTGGCCGTATTTCAAACGGTACCTGGACCGGCTATGGGGCCGGCTCCCGTGAGACTGGCTCTGCAATAGTTCTTTCTAACGCGGCAACAAAAGAATTTAAAGATCCTATTATTTATTCTACCCACCCGAAGGTTGTTTCACTACAATCACAGCTCCAGTTCACTGGCTCTGAACATGACGCAACTAATAATGCTTCTATATATAACTCTATTCCCTCGTGGATTACTGAAGAAGACGCCGAACAGCAATATAATGTCCGCTATCTGACTCAGATAATGGGAAGCTATTTTGATACATTGCACATGCAAATGGATGCAGTGAATGATCTTAAAGATATCCGATATGTGAGCGGCAGCGACAAGCCAATCCCGTTTTCTCATAAACTATTAAGCTCCTGCGGATTTGTTTCGCCTAATATATTTGTAGATGCCGACATACTTGAAAAATTAGCAGACCGTAGTGAGGATTTGTTATACGAGAAGTCTCTAAATGATACTAAGAACATCATATATCAAAATATTTATAATAATTTAGCATATATCTATAAATCAAAAGGGACAGAAAAAGCATTTAGAAACCTAATACGTTGCTTTGGCATAGATGATGAGTTAATAAAGCTCAACATGTACGCAAAAAACACAGCCTATGAGTATCGTTTAAACAGAAGAAGTGTCTTGGTAAATGACAGGGTTGCCAATTTCAATACACCTCAAAACAAAAGTGCGGTTGTATTTTCATTTTCCTCATCTCTCAATCCTAATTCAACTGGGTTCATCTCTTCCGACAGCGTTTTAAATAGGGGTTTTGCTTTCACTCTTGAAAGCGACATTATCTTACCCTCAAAGCCGGACGAAACTAGTACCACTTATTTTAATACAAATACAATTTCTTCGTCATTGTTTGGCCTCCACGGCGCTGGTCTCTCAGAGGCAGATACAAGCTGGCCTGCAAACGATGGGGTGAACTTTCAAGTCTATGCAGTAAGAGATGAGATAGATTCCCCAAATGTGAAATTTGTATTGACTGGTACAGCTGGAGGCTATGTCCCCCGGCTAGAGTCAACTCTTTATGAAGGAGCATATGACAAAACCAGATGGAATCTTTCTGTTCGAATAAAGCCAGAGAATTATCCCTTAGCTTATTTTTCCGATGACGCGGCAAACGGCAACTATACTGTGGTACTCGCCGGCCATCAGGTCGAAGGAGGAGAATTAGTAGATTCTTTCGAGGTGTCTGGTACGGTCAGCGCTGCGCCTTCGTCCTTTATAACCGGGAGCAGGAGAGTATATGTTGGCGCACATAGAACCAACGTTACTGGTGCAGTTCTACAAACCTCAGATGTTGAGGTTGATGCATGCAGGTTCTGGCTCGATTATGTCGATAACGAAGCCTTAAAACAGCATGTTCTGGATCCTAATAATTTCGGAGCGCTAGCTCCTGCTGCTTATGCGTTCCCATTTGATGCGACTGCGTCCTACGGAGATGTTAAGAAGGCAGATACGTTAGCTCTAAATTGGGAGTTTAGCCAAAATACAGGATCTAATGCTTTGGGGCAATTTCTTGTGGCCGACGAGTCTTCTGGGTCGCTGAATAATGCGGCCACTAGATATGGTCCTCTCGGGCCCATTCTAAATATGCAGTATACGGGACAGGGATATGATTTCAAAGCATCATCCACTGCTGCCATTAAAAAAGAGTTTATTGTAGCTTCTAGATTAAATGATCTAGAATCAATTGCGCCTGCCGAAACAATCCAGGTCTTGGGCGCCGACGAACAACAAGTTTTTAAGATTGATTCGCGACCCGTTAATTATTTCTTTGCATTTGAAAAAAGCACCTCAAAGGTAATATCTGAAGAAATGGTGAATATGTTCGGCACCCTTAGAGACTTCAACAATATGATTGGCTTACCGGTTAATCGATATCGGCAAGAGTACAAAACCCTTAACTTTATGAGGCAAAAATTCTTTGAAAAAGTTGAAAACAACGAAATTGATTTTGATCGCTTCTATGAATTTTATAAGTGGTTTGATTCTAGTCTATCTTATATGCTCGGGCAACTCGTTCCTGCGGCTGCAGACTTTGCTGAAAACATTCGGACCACCATAGAAAATACCACTCTGCAGAGAAGTAAATATAAAAATATATTTCCATTTATAGATGCGTTAGATAATGTTTTTGAGACGTCTCTTTCGAGCAATGTTGATTATGGAGATGCAATCTCATCTCCCGATGATGACCCCCAAGGTACCGGCTTTTATCCTGTACACGCTCCTCGAATACGACAGGTCGGCCTGTCCGCCCGCGCCGTCACCAAAAGGTGGAAATATAATCATGCTCCCGAAGATGGTGACGAAAAGAAGAAGTATTTGTGGTGGAAAAACAAGGCCGCTCGTGACAATCCAACAATTTCTGTCAATGAAGATGTAAACGCCAGTCGCAGCACAGTTCTAAAGACAATCAGAAGCCAAACAGAACGCGAAATGATGCGCCCATATCGATACTCCGCAGCCGGCGCTACAGTTTTGGGCGGTGTCGGCGCAAAGCAGAACAAAAATGTTAATTTTATGTTTGCTGCCACCAACCCATATGGGCCCCTGCTCGAGGCTTCAAACATCCCACAAAACATTATGCTTTCTTTTGATAGTGATGTTGAAAATCTTTTAGATACCACTGACGAGTTTTATCCGACATATAAGCAACGCCTAGGCTACGGGATAAACCCCAGGATCAATCATGATACAGATATTATTGACAAACGGGATGGAAATAATGTTACAACTTTTTCTCTCTATAAAATAGGCAGTCCTGTTAGTAAATATGAAGAAGATATCGCGGACCAGTATAAGCCCGGCGTCACGATCACAAACCTACATCACGACTATGTCGACTCAACTGATATACCGCTTCAGGGCCCCTTCACAGAGAAGTTTGTTGGCGGCCGCCAGTTCCGTCATACAGAGATCAACCCGGGCTCAGATAGCCGTACCACTCGTTTTGAAGGCTATCGTTTGGCTCTTGGCATGTATTCTACAGCGTCTCACAGTGGATCTCTTGGTATCGTTCCTCCCAATTATCCGTTTGCAGATAGTCCTGCAGGTTCTGCTCCCAATGGATTCTTGCCTGAGTTGGCTGTTCGCAGCAGATTTAGAGACGAGACAGCCAAGCGCCCGGTTAATATAAAAAATATCCTAATGACAACAGAGCCTTTGGGAACTCGTTTGTCAGGAGTGCTGCATCATAACAGAATTGGAAATTATTCTCATAATTATGAGGTACTAAACACCGCCGGCCGCGTTAATAATGATCCATTTTTTAATGATCAATCATTTGACTTTGCCCCCTATCCAGAAACTTTGGCCACTCGTGGCCGCTTTCCGCTATATCTTCCTTTGGTTTCAAGCTGGGAGCCTAAAACGATACACTTCGCCGAAGATGATGACTATGTGGATGCCGGGTCTCAATCCGCCTGGGATGCCTCGGACATGCTCGGCGCCGAGGATAGAGTTAGTATATCCTTCTGGTTTAGATTTACGAATGAAACGGTTGACGACCACGAAGTGATTTTCAGCCTAGGCAAGTATAGTGGCTCCGGCAATAAAGATTCCCTCACTATTCTACTTACGTCGCCCTCTTCTAAAGATAATAGAGTGTGGGCGATATTCCAGGACAACGCCGGGTACCAAACTTCGGTGACGTCCCTCACAGCGATCGACAAGGACACCTGGTATCACGCAGTTATTGTCTTCCCGGAAGATTCCATGAATCAAGGACCAGGCAGCCACCCGAGTGATCCGTTCCCTAGGGTCTATATTAATGGCTCCGATGACTCCGGTACCGCAGACAACCAAGCCTTATGGGGAGATGACTTCATTAGCGGTTGTCGCCTAGGTGAGAGTGTGGTCGCCGTCGCCGGCTTCGAGAATTACAGAGGATACCTCGCAGATCTGGCAATTTGGGATTCTGAACTCAGCGACAGCAATGCTGTCACACTCTACAACGACGGCACCCGGGTCGATATTGAATCAACAGGCATTTCTGGATTGAAAAGCTGGTGGAAACTAGGATCTCATATAGACGATTCCGCCACCGGGACCTTGTACAACGAGATAGCCGGCGGCATCGACATTACTCCGGATGGCTTTGACTCCACTGGTCTCCAAGAAGAATCCCCTCCAACCCCGCCATCCTGGTATCCCTTCTACGGGGATCCGCTCTATGAACCTACTGCAAACCCCGGCGGCAACCTCAATTACGCCCTCCCATCAAGAACAGGCAGCAATTCCAACCACACTGTTTTTGTCAACCGTTACGCCGGCAGCGGCTATGAAGTTATGTCGCGGGGGTATATGGACCCCGCACACGAAGAGCTTTCAGTATATAACGCATTGCCTTATCATAACCTGTCGATTCGTAATCATGGCTTGTCTGGGAATGTTGTAGCTGACCCTATTGCAGCAAGAACCATTACTGTAATCGATCAGATAGGCAAGAACCGCGGCCTCGACCAACGCGCGAGCCTTCACTGCGGCCCATTTGGTTCCGACGGAGCCTTTGGCAGTGTTCCAGAACTTACTTATGTAACAATTCCTTCCTGGCACAAAACCAATAGGAACGCAAAAGCACGAATTCTCAGCTCATCCACCGGCTATACACAAGGGGTCCTCTACGACAATCTATATGTCCAGCACGCTCTACCGCGCTCTGAGCAGCAGTATGCGTGGGTTACGGCCTCTCTGAAGGCCGGTGCCACCATCTTTGGCTTGGACGCACCTGCGTGCCTCACAGCGTCTTCTATGAGCCAGCTGATTGTGTCTGGTGCCACTGACGATGATATGTTTGTGCCCGTGAATATTCACCTCGCCGACCCGGTGAGTGCTTCTTCGCATACTCTAGGCTATCCTCTCGCTGCCAGTGCTCAAACCACTTACCCTAATCCTAGTTATTGGTTCGCCCCCGTCTTTGTTGATGCAGAGGATTACTTTAATGCTCTGATGTTAACTCGAAATGGTCCTTATCAGTATCCGACCTGGAAACAAATTCGCACAGGGGAAGGAAAGGTGGCCTCGAAGCTCCGACGAACCAATACGATCGGAACAGTCATCAAGCCCGCGGCTATCCCCCAAAAGATTGGAGGCAGAACTGTACAATTTGTGAACCCAAGACAGGCAAATCAATTTGTTGATTATATCGAGCAACCGATAAGCAGTCGATACTATCCCGTTACTGTTTGTTTGGAGGATAATACAGATGATTCAAATACTGACAATAATATTTTATTGAACGTAACCTACGCCAACCTGTTTGATTACTTCTCAAACGAAGGGTTGAATAACTATCTTGGGACGCCAGAGCCCGATCTGTATAATAACGCTCTCAATACTGTTTTTGAGTATGTAACCTCAAGCAACATGTCTGTGGTGATTGGATATTCCGAGAGAATATACCCGGCTGAGATAAATGCTTATAAGAACATAGTGCGCCGGAGAACTGAGTTCACGATTGATGATATATGGAACCCGAATCGGACTCTGCGCAGTGAGCTAGACCCAGCCGATGGCCCGGGCCGAGCGCGCCCAAATTCACAGGGCGCGTCTGTGCTTTCTGCAAGCATATGGCCTTTGGATGGCCGTAAAGATTTTGGCGGACCATTAGTTTATGGACCGGCCAGCCCGGCCAGCCAATTCCCGCTCGAAAGCGGGTCTATTTCCTCACAGGGCGAGTTGATGAATATGTATTCTCGACTGTCTCAGTCGTATAATGTTGCTGCGCCCGCGGGCTCTCCGGCCCTCCCCGGCGCAACCTACGCGATGAGGGTTCCGGCTGGAAAGCTTAGTGACTACTCCCTGTGGACAGCCGTCGCCGGCGATGCAAAGTGGCAAGCGGCAGAACAGTCAGGCAAACAACCATATACAACATATGAGGATTATAGCGAGAAGATTGCAAGAGTTGGAAAAGATCATTCGATCGTCCCGGAATTTAGAATAAGTTCTTTGATTGAAGATTATGTTGAAACGAATCAAAGTAATTTCTTGGCCTCCCTGGATAATATTCTAGAGTTGACCGGTGCATCGATTGCAAATAGTTCGCAAAGTCAATTCTTTAAGACATATACCAACTCTGATTTCCTAAAGTACTTTACAGTTGTTGACAAGGAGATTAATAACAAGAGGTCTGGAGACCTTAAGATTAAAAGGGATAAGGTTGCTCTTAAGTGCTCGGCGCTTCTTAAGTTCCTGCCATATAAAGGATTTTATCCGGCTGAAAGAACAGTTGAGTTGGCGACCCTATTTTCCCGGTCTTATGGAGACAGTTTCGACATAACAACCGATAATGTACAAAATCAGGGCCCCGCAATGCGGGCGATTTTAGAGCCCTTTTATGCCCCGGGTATTATGTTTAATACCATAAAATCCGGAATTGCGGTTAATAACTGGGTGATGGTGAACAGTGATACCTCGTTCACCGAATCAGTACCCTATATTCACGGCAACTCAACAGAACTACCAGAGGGGGACATATGGTGGCCATATGTTTTGGGGCTCGGATCTGGTTCGAGCGGGGACTCCAATAAATATGCAATACAGAAAATCCCATTTGAAGCAATTTATCAGCCAACAAAATATTTTAATACAAATTACATAACCAGTTCCTATATTTATGATACCGGCACCCCGGGCGCCCAATCCCTCGCAGCCGGCTCTCAAATTGAAGAAGATCCGTGTCCTCCTCGCATCCGTGCACATATCAGAGGAAAGAAACTATATGAGCTTGCGGCTGATAATTTCCTGTGCGAAACGGTTGAGTTTTTTAAAGACGGCTTGAGTTCTTTTGTTTCGGATCGAGAAGACAAGTTCAATACAGTTCGAAAAGATCAAGAGTACAAGATGACAATGACGATGTACAGGACCACAGACTCTACAGGATCAGTGGACAGGAATGCCTTCGAGATGTACAGCAGGACATCGGCGTTTGGCGCGCCTGTTGTAAAAAATTATAATCCCTCTTATCGGTCTCTCGAACCTGATGCTGCCTCAGCTAGCTTCTCCCACGTGACTCCTCCTTATTTTGCTGCATCAGGTTCGGCAACATTTACATATAAGGCACAATATACCGGCGTCCCCACACTTGACGAAATTTTGGCAAACACAACAATTTCATATACTCGTGCGGAGACAGTTAATCTTGATGTATCGGCCGATTGGCCCCACGGCCTGGATCCTAGAATTCAGCTAGATAGTTGTTTTAATTTAACTGATTATTATTCTGAGGTTCCGAGAGGCACAGTTGAACAAAAGAAGAGGTGGCTGATTCAATCCAAATTTGAAACCCCCATTCTAAACTTTGCTGGAGTAGATGTGGCAACACCCCGCACCACTTCAGCGTCGGCCGGAACATCCAGCGCCGACCAGATTCTCACGCGCGGAATGTGGCACCAATATGGATCAATTCCTGCGGGCAGTAACCTAGGCGTTTTCGCAGTTATGGAAGATTCTGTCGGAGGCCGCTCGCTGGCCGATGTGGTCAACATACAAACTGGCATTCCCGCCAGAATCGGTAGCGTTAAAACTGAAAATACTCTTGAAGAGGCCGTCATTGCAGTGCCATTTAAGACTATAAAAAATCGAAGAAAATTCTTTGAATTTGATAAGAAGTCAAAGGAATCCGATACCTACAAAAACCTTAAGGGCCTTATGGATAAATATGTATTCCCTCCCAAGTTCGATTTCACGCGACACAAAACAGTAAAGGCAGTTCAAATGTATGCATTTGAGTTTTCGGCTGACGTAACCCAGCAAGATATTTCCGATATGTGGCAGAACTTGCCCCCCGATATTGCCGATAGATTCGAGCAGAAAGAAGTTTTTGTTGAAGAAGAAGAATTAATCAAGTCCCTTGTAGAAAAAGCTGGAAATATTCAGTGGATGGTGTTTAAAGTGAAGAAGCGAGCCAAAAAGGATTACGAGAAGTATCGTCGAAGTCTGGTGACATCGAACACGGGCCCGTTTGTCAAAACTATTGGTGACTATTCTTATAACTGGCCTTATGATTACTTCTCGTTGGTTGAACTAGTTAAAATTGATGAGACAGTTCAATATGTTTCAACTGATTTGACGGAAGCGCCTGATTCGACGATACAGGTTGTCGGAACGGTTAATGTGGATATAGCCAACCCGGTTCCGGTAGATATTGTTGCGCCAGAAGGATTTGATGGATAGAGATTATGGTAGATTTTTTCGATAAAAAAGAAGATGTACTAGATTTTCAACTAACCGAATATGGTAAAAGATTGTTGCAACTAGGCAATCTTAAGCCGGAGTATTATGCGTTTTTTGACGAGGATATATTATATGATACAGAAGCAGCTGGATTCTCAGAAGCACAGAATGACGCTGCTCGGAGAATTAAGTATGAAACTCCCGCATTAAAAGTGCAGCCCAACACGACCGGCGTGGAGACTAGAGTTAATGAGTTTCTACACGAGGTGACTGGTGGCGCCAATGAAAATATCTTTACTACACCAATCTCTGAAAATTCTGTAAGTTTTGTTAATGCTTTTCAAAGCACCCCCCATTTTGCACAGAAATTCTTTTTAGGCTCCGACGCCATTGGAAACAGCGATCTTAAAACCGAGTATGCGCCGGCGTGGCACATCAACTGCATAGCGAACAATATAACATCTACTCAAACCTACTATACCGTTAACCTAACAGCCAGCAACACGGGCCTCGCCAACGGAATTGTTCGTAGTATTCCTCAACTAGATTTTGAAGTTGACTATAAAACATTTTTAGACTCTGCCGGTGCCTTCAATAACACAACATCCCCAGATATTGTTCAACTATCTAATGATTATTTTGAAGGAGATGTAGAACTATATGTGAAAGAAGATTACTTAGCCCTCCAAGTATTGGAAAAAAATACAGATTTTCTAAAAGAAAACTTTGATGTTCAGGTTTATGAGGTTCAAACGGACAACAACGGCACAGAGATGTTGACCCAGCTGCAGTTTTTAAAAGAGGATGAATTGCTCCAACCGACCACAGACACAAATGTCGAACACTATATGAATATATTAACAGATGCGGAAATACCTGACAGCATTGCGGAGAAATTAGGAATAGACATTAAGTCCCTGAGAGGGAATTCGGTCCGCTTGAGACTGAGCAGAGATCTATACCAGACAGACAATGAGGAGCCGTGCTAATGTTAGATGTTTCCACAAGCCTGTTTGCAAGTGAGGGATCTTTTGTTGTGCCCCTTATTAAAGAGGTAACAATTCTCTCATCTCTACAGGAGCAAGAGCAACTAAAGAGTATCGATATTGTAGTAAAAATATATTTAATACAAAACGACCCTGGCCCTCTCCCCCCGATAAATGTACATCTCTCGGCCATTAAAGATGAGGCCGTCGCTAAAGCATTGCATATAGGCGATCCTGAAAGCAATCTGCGAGCGCTTATTGTAAATCAGTTTGAAACAGAAAAACGACAGTATAAAAATCTTTCCACCCTAGACTATATGGGCAAGTCAAGTCCCGTTGTTTGTAACCGGGAGGAAGGCGGGCCCGTATACTATCGGTCGGTAGAAATTCCAATGACTGTTACCTATACAAATAATATAGACTATCTTTGTTTGGTGGCCCTCGTCAGCGAAACATTTGATACTAACAGCACATCAACTCAGTCGTTTAAACAATATTTTCAACAACGAGAATTTAAAATAAGCACTCCTTCGATAGAAACGGCACTTGTTAATGGAACGCCTCCCATGAGGTCAAATGTTTTTCTATTGCAAACTGATATTCCGGGATATGGAAAGGCCGGAGAGCTGTGGCCATCCACGGTGCATGAAAATGCCACAAATAATCTTATGGCTGGGCCACAACATATTTCAGATGTCCACCCGGGAGTCGTTGCCGCAAAGGTTGCAAATCTAAAAATAAAAGATTATAGAATGGAGCATTTCCATGATATTTTTGAGCCACCACCCGACCCCGACGCCATAGTCGGCCACGAATATATTTCCCCGCTTTATTTTAGTAGGTCTATTAATAACGCAGCAAAAATATTTTTCTCATTTGATTTTAAGAATTTTATGAAAGACAATAGCGATTTATCGTATGCATTCAAAGATAAATTTTCATTAATGTCTACCGCCACTGTTACTGAAATAAAAGTGTATCGCGAAAGAGTTAACGCCACGGACCTCGGAAATCGACTTACGCCAGGCCACCCGGCCGAAGGTCTCTCTTGTTCAGACCGAAACTATAAAAAGTTAATTGCTCGGCTGAGTGACGGTACTGTGAAGTTTGTCAATGCGTCTCGATTTACAAGTAATGGAATCTATGAAATTATAGCTTTTGATACAGAAATGGCGAACAAGGGCGAAGGCAAATACAAATATAGTGTGGAAATACAAATTACCGACAATTCTGCTGGAGCCGTTAATAATATTATTGAACATTTAAGGTACCACATGTCGCAACTAGAGTCATATTTATTGAAATTTTTTAACTATGAAAAGAAAAACTATGATGTTGAGAGTTATATTAACGCCATGGCATCCTTTACTCAAGAGTCAGCTAGCTGGAAAGGCCTGATCGTTGCATACCTGAGTAGCTTAGTGTTCTTAACGGGCGCCCAGATGGAAAATTTTTCAACAACAGTGGCCTTGCGAAATCTAATGGCCCTCGCTTCTCCTCAGGCAGCATCTCATGCCTCTCTCTTGAAGTTTAAAGAGCATATAAATAATTTTATTCTATTGCTAGAAAAGTCTATTACAAAAACCGAAACGATCACCTCGCGCCCGTACTCAGACTCCACCCTATCGTTTCAGTCAAAGATCCATGGCGCGAGCGCTTTGTCCAAAAGGATCAAATATGAGCCTCGGATAAACCAGTTATATCATAACGACTTGGCTGCGAATGTGGGAATTAATTATTTGGGAGATAAGTTGGTTAACGGAGGAGCCAACAGGCTTGATAGAATTGGTATAAATTACTACGGAGATCGCATTTCAGAAGAAATAAATAAGTATAATGTTGGCAACACTAGTGGTGTTAATAAGTATGGATTTCTTTCACCCCATACCATTAAAACGCCCGATAACGACATTGCTGTAGGGCTGCCGATGCCGCTAGCTTTATCTTTAAGCCTGCTTGCGGCCAACTCTCTTCCGATAAACCAGGTGTTGAACTTTACTGGGAGCCCCTTAGTTGAAGGTGTTGAAAATGCTGATATTGACAGTCTTTTGTCTCTAAGTGGGGTATCGTCTGAGGCAAAGGAATCCTGCGCAGACTTGGTAAGCCTTCGGGACTTTGTCTCCACCGGGTCGCCATTGGGAACGATAGATTCGTCGTTTTATTTCTCATTACTCAGTCGCTTCATCCATGATGATACATCCGACAGCGAGGACAATACCTCGCGTGTTAATAGAATGACAACTGCGTCAAGATCATTCGGGTCTAGTGTTGCCGTACGAAGTATTCTTGAAAATTTGCCAACGGGGTTTCAACAGCTAACTTCTGCAGATACGTCGACAATCCAGGGATCTTATGCTGCAGCCCTAATTTCTACCGCATTAGATGCATTTTTGAGTTTAAATATATTCGAGAAAAGTGTATTATTTAATTCTGTAGTAAGAGTAGAATATTTAGCAAACTATGAAAATGGAGTTAGAGATCCTGTTTGGCTTCTTCTAGATGAGACAGCTATTGACAACATACAGAAGAATAACAGGTCAGTATTATGCAGGCTCGCAGGCCCAAACAAGGTTTTGAGCGCCGAAAATAAATTCAATCTCTCAATGTATAGCGGAGTATTTGTGCTGGGCTCCTCGAAGTTGCAAGAAGTCCCAGCCCCCTTTGGAGCCTCCAGCCCTATTGGAGTTCTGAGGCAACAGCTATACAATATTATGACAAGCGGCCTGCTTAATACAACTGTGGACGGAAATTCTCCCTTAACACAATATACTTGTTCTGACATGATGATTTATAAGAATCTATATATTCCCGGCGCTAGTTCGGGCACCCCATCGTTTTCAACGACATTCATGGGCGGTACGTACTAATGTCAGGGCCGCCAGATTTAGTATACGGGGCAATTAACTCTGCTCTTTTTGGGTTAAATCCCGCATCGCGGGAGTCCAATTATCAAATTCATCCCATGATCCGTAATAATTGGCAGAGCAACGATCGGTTAAGAGATACTTTTGGGTATGTTCCAGTTATAGTTTCCGTCAACGAAGGCGCAACTAATGCAGTAGTAGAGAATAATAAATACGCCATTGGCCCATCCATTCTTACTCCCTTTGACCCGGGCGATCTCAATATGACTCTCTCCACTCCTTTGCTGGCGTCTGATCTGGCCGACGGCGACAGCGACAGCTTTTATAGCAAGTACGATTTAACAATTAAATTTAATCAGAATGATTGGAATATATATGCGGACAACGCGGACTTAGTAAGCACCGACCGCCGGCCAGCCATGACAAGCCTCTTGAACGCAGAAACAGTGGCGCTCCCGTACCAAGGAGTTCCTTATTTTGTTAGATATTTTGCGCCTTCTAACGAAGACCTGCGCAGCGGGCTGTTGACAACAGACCCTCGCATGGCGGGATCAGATGAAAATGTTGATCCTATTATGAGTGAGGATCAGCGCGTACGCGTGATGTCGGATCATAGTTTTGAGTATCATATGTATGACCCATCCTCACAAGACTCTGGATATGATATTGAAATTAACCCGGTTTATAATTACTTTTTAGACTCAGATCCTGATTACGAATCAGTGATTGCTCCTAATGTAATACCAGAGAGTTTAATTCCAAATTATTATATGATTGAAGTATGCAGGAATGAGACTCCCGAACCCGGCTTTAACTGGAGCGGCCCTTATTTGGCGGAGACATCATTTGACAACTCGTCGCAGGACTGGGTGAGTAACTTTTTTCAAGGAATAATTCCATCGTCAATGCCAGAGACCCAGGCTATGTCCCGAGGCTATCTGCAATTTTATGCTTCTACTCTAGAAACAGAAATTCCTGATCTCGCCGGAGGTGTCGCCGGAATGGCGGCCACTTATAACTCAAAATATAAAAATATTGCTGTGTTGACCCCCGAGATTCAGGATGGATTTTTGCAAGATTTTAATCTTATAGAAATTGACGACAGAGGAACGAGTGATACAGCGGACGATCTGCTGGCCATAACAGCTTATCCCTATTATAACGAGATCATTATACCCCACGATAATCAACACGCCGGCCCTGCAAGCATGAGTGATTTTTATGACCAACTTCAAGTCGCTGGCCTTTCGAGTGACGATGCTCAAAAATTTCTCACCTTAGTGCAGCTCTATATTTCATACAAATATTTTAATCCATCCATCAGAAGTTTTACGACTTATGATAAAGGCTCTTCTTCCCCATACGATGTTGTACAAGAATCCCAAGGATTGCGGGTACCCTTTAATTTAGTGAACTTTGTAGAACAGTTGAGTGATCTCAGTAGTGATATTACCACCGAGTGTAGACGCTTGGCGGAGTATTACGATCGTGGATCAGGCACTCGACAAAATTTTGGGGCCGTCGGTGTTGCCGAACCAGATTTCGTTCCTTTGCGAACTAAGTTTGCAACTAACTACTATTTCACGATTCCAACTGTGGATACCAACGGCGACGGCATTCTGGATGCTGGGGCGACGGCTTCTGGGGCGGGCGCCTTTTTGAATGGTTCTACCCTCGGCGCGCTTTTGACGAATGTCGCGGCCGCCATAAAAAATATAACGCGCGAGACCGACGAGTTCTGGCAGGGAGTGCGCGGCCTCGGCGAGGGAGCCTATATGACGTATGCCCCGTCAGAACCCCTCATGTATGTGGTGGAGAAGAGAGTAGTACCTGCAGGCCAATTGGTTGCCAGTCCGTCGTCATCACCGGTCCAGACTTTGTTCTTCGGGAAAGATTACGGGAACGCCAACAAAAAGGGAATCCGCTATCTAGACACCCAGATTAAATATGGAGTGAAGTATCAATATGATATTAAGCAGGTAAGAATGGTGTTTGGCAACAACTACAAGTATTCCGGTGTGCGCTCGGTTATAAATGTCCCAGCATTCGGGCGCGCCTTTGGGAATGCATTGGGCTTTTTTGCGCCCGAAGATACCTCCAGTCGCCTCCCATCCGCAGCCCCTGGCGGCCCCGCTGTTTCTACCACCTTCTTCCAGATCCGGGACAAGTCCGACGGCGTAGCCGACGAGGGCAACAAAAAGTATGCGCCAATCCCCCCCAACCCATCTGGCATCGTCGATCTCCCGGATCATCTGAGGCCAACAACCACCCCTTCTCAGTTCGAATGGCTTCCAGAAGACGGCGAACTGCTTCCCACGGCACCTAGTCGAGGTTTTTATGGATATTATATATACCTGTGGAACCAACCCTATGAGTATTCATTGTATACAAACGGTGATGCTCATGCTAACGGCGTCCATTACGGAGCTACTGGAGACACGCCTCTCGAATCCGTGCTGGACCAATTTTTAAACTTAGATCGAATTATGATAGAGCTTAAGTCCGGCCCGGGCTTTGCTGGGAATCTCGATGGGGGCGCCATTCCGGGTGATACTCCGGATGACGGGCGCATCGACCTTGAGCCCACGGAGTCGCCCGGCCTCGGTGAAAAGTACGGGTCAGAATTCTCCGATATCGAAGAAGTCTTGCAGTCCGGCGACCTGGCCCTAGTCGAGTCCCTTAACAGAATAGCAGAAACTCTCGGAGCGCAGTGGACAGACCAAACCCAAGAATGGGTCCAGAACGGCGGGCCGATAGCCGATCTTAACGCCATCATCGCCGAAATCCTCGCGACGCGGACCCACGGAGACACAGGTATGGACGACCCCGGCCAGAGCCTGAGAAGTATGGGGGTAATGGAGGGCGCTTTGATGGCACTAGGCGTCGACCCCCCGGCCAATTATCAAAGCCGCGGCGTTGATGTCACTCAAAACTACGGGGGCAACTAATGCCTACACCTATCCTGTGGTATATAGACATTAAAGAAAAGTGGAGAACTGCGTCCGGCGAAACTCGATATCATAATTTTTCTATATACTTAGCGAACTTAAGTGAAGACCAAGGTGTACAGATGTCACTCTATGATTTCATCGCCAAGATCAATTCTCATTTTGAGTCCGCCGCCAACCCGGCGCTCTGGACCTCTCCCGAACCATCTCCAGAAAACTCAGAAACATGGGTTCAGTATTTACTCACTGCTACCGGCCGGCTCCCGCAAGCGCCGAACGCGAACTCTTTTGCTATAGAATATAATTTAAAACAGCATCCCCAAGTTCCTTATATAGCCCCCCCTTCCTGGGGATACCTCGAGGAATTCACTCTACAGCTTAGAGACGGCCTACATGGGTATGGCTCTAACTGGGGTGGCTCGATGAACTCCAACGTTCCATATGGAGAACTTGCGATTGAGAACTACCCCAACACAGAAGGGGTTGTTTTAGACTATTCTTCACATTTGGCGACAGTTTTAGATAGGCCCCCAGTCCCACCAAATATAAAAATCGTTCCATTTGTTGGTGTAAGTAATAAAGTTTTGTTGCTCTTAAATTCTAATACAGGAGAATATCTCGCTCGCCCAGTTGTAATCTTAGATTCTGATGCTGATGCCATCGCGAACCAATATGTGTCGCTAACTGGCACACCGATTAACCCAGCTGACGTTAGAGAGGAAATACATAATCCTGCAAGTGCATTAAAGTTACAGTATAAAACCGACGATCCAATTTCAAAATATGAAGTCTTTCGATTAACCACAAAGCCAACATCTTATGAGGACTTTAATACGACATTGAATCCTTATGATATTGTTAGTGGCGAAGTGACAATGAGGAAAAAATCGTCTGCAGCGTTCTTAATAGATGATATTGAGCCAAATACCAAATATTATTATTGTGCTCGCGCCGTCGATGTACATAATAATTTTTCAAACCCAACCCATGTTTTTGAGGTCGAAATGGCCGACAATGATGGTCAGGTCTATTTAATACTAAAAACAATATTGTTTGACGCCCCCGACGCAGATACAATAAAAACAGGTAAGAAGTTTATTTATATTGAACCCTCGGCAAGAAACATGGATATTCCGTCGATGCCGGTTTCGGGCTCTTCGGTTGATGATATACCGAACACAGCGCCAGCGCCACTCTTCGGTGCACTGGATGGCGGGAACGCATGTTGGGGCAAAACATTTAAAGTGAGACTTACGAGCAAGAAGAGCAATAAAAAGATAGACTTAAATATTTTGTTTAAAAACACAGGAGTTCTTAATCCATAGGAATAATATTATTTATTCAACTATTTATGTAGAGAGGTAAAATATAATGGGCATTTTAGATAACAGCGGCGACATAATTTTTGATAGCGTCCTCACGGATACTGGAAGAATGAGACTGGCGAAAGGAGATGGTTCTTTCCGCATTGCAAAGTTCGCTCTTGGGGATGATGAAATAGACTACGGTCTCTATGATAAAACCAATCCGAGTGGTTCTGCATACTACGATGTAACAATTCTTCAAACCCCGGTTTTGGAGGCATTTACAAACAACACTTCGATGTTGAAATCAAAACTGATAAGCATTAACAACAATAGCCTATTACGATTGCCTGTTATTAAGCTCTTCACTTTTGAGGACTCCGGAGCGCAGATGAACTCTTCTGGCGTGTTTGTGGTCCCGGTTGATCAAACAACTGTTAATAATCTCTCCATCCTGGGCCCAGGAGTGCTTAATGGCTACGAACCAAACTCTAGCGTTAGTCATATCCGAGTTGATCAGGGCCTCGATACAAACCAAATTAGTGCTCAAGAATCTCTGGCAACCGACCTAGTAGAGACTCAATATATCGTGGAAATGGATAACAGGCTTGGTAGAATATTCCCGGGCCCCGACGCACCGGTTTCGACCAACACAACTGTGTCAACAAATTCATCAATTCCGCAAGCGACGCCATCCTTTATAGACGATGACAATATTGCTTCTTATTATTTTACGCTTAGCAATAATAATGGATATGTTGCTAATGTGGGAGGAACTGTCGATTCTTCAATCCAGGGCCCCCGCGGCACAAAGCTAGCGTGGCGCCTGGGATCAAGTTTGGGACTACGCACGAGCGACTATTTGTTTACACAGATTGGATCACTGGCCTCTTCTGAATTTACCAACGACCCGCCCGGAAATAATTTGTCTGCGGGCACATGGCGGTTTATCGATTCTACTGTAAGAGTAACCGGCGTTAACACGGGATATCGAGTTGATATTCCAATAAGATTTATTAAATCAGTATAGGATAAGGATAGTATTATGGCGACCACATTTAAAACACTAACACCAGCAGATGTTGTTTCGACGAGAAATATGCTTCATGAAGCGATTCCTCTCACTGGGGCTATTGTCTCCGGCACCTACGCAGGAGAAAATATTAAAAACTTTTCACACGGAATCTTTCAGTCAGTTTATGATTATCCGTTTTTAAGCTCCTCGGCAAATCATATTTTTGATCTGTCAGCCGGGTATACTACCGTTTCTGGACTGTCCGGCGCTGCTAGCATCCAGAATGCTAAAAAGCTTAATTTTTATAATGAGATGGCACAGCTTCTAGTGGGGTTTGATGAAAATAATGTCATTCGTAGGTTTGATGACGACGGTGATTTTGTTGGGACAGCCACAAAAATTAATGAAGCATACTTTGTTAGCTTCGCGCGCCTTCTAACTAAAGACGAGATCAAAAAAGGAAGCTTCAGCATTGATCTAGGAACAACCGTTTCCCATGCCACTCCATTCGGCGGCGGATCTGTTGACACCGGTGGGATCATAAGGCTTACAGATAAAAGCGGCAGCAGCGGATACAAAGTCAACTCTCCAGCTGGCGAGTATGGCATATTGTATGCTACTGGTTCAGACCTTGGAGGTGCCGTCGTCGACGGCGAGGGTTATGCAAAGGCCGGCCTGATTTACTATCAGGCCGGAATTGCGGTTTTATCCGCTTCTGTATTTGGTAGCCTTTTAGACGCGAATGTTGCAATGGACGGCGCTGGGCAGAATATTGTACAGAGTCTTACAGCGTCTTCCATAACGGGCGCCTGTGACAACTTCCGCCGGCGACTGTACAACCTATCTTTTAATAACACTACTGAGTTAAATTCAACAATTTATTTCTGCCGAGTTAATCATAATGAGTTTAACTACTCTTCTAACCCAACATATATAAGCTCTAGCAATATTGTTGTAAAGACTAATCCTAGTGATATCCCTGTTACATATATCACGACGGTTGGTTTGTATTCGCCAGATAACGAGCTGCTCGCGGTGGCGAAACTCTCAGAACCACTTAAGAAGGATCCTACAACCGAGCTGGCACTTAGGGTTAGATTAGACTATTAATGTTGATATGGTTACCCTATGCCTTACTACAAGTTTGATACAAATGATGTATTCGTCAATACACTAAAGTTATATCCTGAAGTCAAGTTTGTAATTTATAACGGCTCCGCCTACTATAACAGCACCCCAGATATATCGGGAGCCTTTACCGGGTCCATTCGTTGCACTGACCCCGGATCTGTATCTTTGTTTGAAATGAATATTGACCGCGGCCGCGGCACCGGGGGAGGGCCCAACATCGGGCTTGATGAAATTCCCAACACTGGCCTAATTTATCCATGGATAAAAAAGGATGGCTCCAGGATGAACTTTAGGACGAATACTCAAGCTAGTTTTATTGGTTCTGATATTGGAGCAACCATCACCGGTGCCCCCTATCCCTATACGGCATCCATCAGCAAAGATTATTATACGGCTGCAACTCCGCGTTACACGCCCCCAGTTATTTTCGACAACAGCCCTAGCGGCGACGATCCTCTGGTTACTGACGCTGGCTCCGTATCAATCATTCGAATGCTTAAAAATACTATTAATTATTATAGGTATTTGTCACCTCAATTTGAGTACTCATCATCGGCAAACTCGATAACCAACGGGGTTCATTCGAGAGATTTTGACAGTTGCGATCTAGGCCTTGTTTCAATCCCCAGTATATTTTATGGCAACCAAATTAAGAAGGGAAGCGTGAACCTAGAGTTCTATTATACCGGATCACTTATTGCCCGGGCTCAAGACACAAAAAGAAATGGAGAACTCATCCAAACCTTTGGAACGGCCTCAAACAATAATGGCGTCATTGGTCTTGTGCTCTATAATGAGGGATTTATAATCCTAACCAGTTCCGCGGCTCTTGCAACAGCTGCATCCAACGATGATTATACGGGTGTCCTCGATCAACCTAGGTGGACCTACTTTGCGCAATCCATATCGGGCTCAATCACGGCTCCTAAATCTACATTTATAATGCAGATGAGCGGGACTAGTGATACACAAGTTGTTACGATGTTTGCCACGGCGCCTAAGGGCGATCTTAACCACTCCAATAATCCAACATATTTGTCGGCAAGCAATTTGTCGTTTGTGTCGACAGGATCGTCCGGCTATATAGAAAACGAGAAAAGGACGATCAAAAATGTTGTTAGTTCGGCGTATGCTGACCCTGCAGGATCTTTTGAAAAAACGACATATATATCAAAGGTTGGAGTTTTTGATAAGAACAAAAACTTAATAGGAGTGGCAAAGGTGGCCACGCCAGTGAAGAAAACAGTCAACCGAGACTTTACATTTAAGATCCAGCTCGATATTTGATATTATGGTCGCATGATCCTAGGACTTGACATATCAACCAGCATAACTGGCTATACAATATTGGACCACGGAGGCAAGATCCTCGCATGCGACCACATTGACTTACGAAAAGAAAAGAACTTCTTCAAGAAAATACAAATCGTATGTGATCGTCTGGAATCGTTGGACGATACATATAGTATAGAACAGGTATATGTTGAACAATCTCTCCAATCCTTTCGCTCTGGCTTCTCATCAGCACAAACCTTATCGCTTTTGTCAAAAATAAATGGCATTGTTTCGTGGTTGTGTTATAATATGTTTTACGGCGAACCCAAGTATCTCGCCGCCACCTCTGCCCGCAAGTTATGCGGCATCAAAGTTCCCAAGGGCCAGAAAGCAAAAAAGGTTTCGTTGCAGTTTGTTGTTGACAACGTGCCTGGGTTTGAGGTAGAATACACTAGACATGGAAATCCTAAGGCTGGTTATGCTGACCGGTCCGATAGCTATGTGATCGCAAAGGCAGGCTGGATCCGTGAAAGAGAAGAAGCTAAAGATACTGACTAATGTGTTGGGGCCCGGCTACCGGACCAACAATGAGTATCTTTTTAAGTGCCCCTACTGCGAACATCACAAGCGCAAGTTCTCTGTAAATTTAGATAAAGGCTACTATAAGTGCTGGGTGTGCGACACCCGAGGCAAGAATATTTATCGTGTCGTTCGCCGTTTTGGCACGAACCACGACAAGTCGCAATGGCGAGATTTCACTTCTGAGATTGATTTTGATCAACTCGAAGATTTATTCGGCGAGAAAATAGAAGAAAAACAGATACTTGAGATGCCCG